ACGAGTAATTATTTCAACAGTTTTTCTTCCGCCGACAATACGCTCTCTGCGTTCCGTAACGGTATAACCGGTAGCGGCACGTATTAGTGCCTGTTCAACATCTGCCCGAACAAGCTCAGGGTTGTCGGCTATCAGCTGTCTGACTCCTTCAGAACGGTCGATAATCTGTTGTATTGCCTTTTGCCGCTTGCTTTCGGATGTATTCAGATAGCATTCGACCAGACTTTGAACGGCATTCACTCGCTGTTCGGTATCAGCTTTTTTGTATTTGTCGAGATCGGTTGCAAGGCTGTTTATAGCCCTTTTGCGATTGCTTTTTCTCACAGTTTGCTCACTCCTTTCGGGCAAAAAGAAAAAGAGCCTTATAAAAGCCCTTATTCTGCATTTGATTATGTTGACGTGAAATTATCCCACTTTGTTTTTTGAAACGTTTTAAACGGCAATTAAAACGCTTTTATCGGTAAATATCCCGTTGGGATTATATCGGGATATGCTTCGCCATTCCGATTTTGAAAAATCAGATTACTTTGCGTATGTATACAGCCGTTCCGGTGCGGAGCGTATCGACGAACACCTTAGTTACTGCACTTGTCTATATCGACCGCACAGGTTATCCTGTGTGGCTCACCGTAAAGAGTGATCTCTATAACGGCTTTATGCTGTCTTCGGGAGAATTTCACGATTTTGTGCTCATAGCGTTTGAGATAGCCGCTGTCTATCTTTAGTACGCCATTTTCTATGTGTCCTTTGCTGACCTTGAGTATATCGGGATTGCGACATAACCCGATGATATATTCTTCTTCAGTGCAGGACAGGCACGTTGTTTTGCTGACAAAATTGCCGACACCGTGTATTTTGCGAATGATATAATAATCATCGGCTGTCAGGCGGTCGGTCTGAAAGAATATGTAACCGTCAAAAAGCGGTTTGATTTCTTCGTGCCATACCCCCTTTTTGCGATACTTGTACAACTCTCTCGGCACATACGCTGTATAACCGAGTTCACGCATCAAGTACATAACAGCCGTTTCAGAGCCTGACTGTACATATATTACATATATCATTCGCCGTCACCCTCTTTCTGCTTACCCCTGATATATGCGGCAAGCTGTGAGTACAGCTGAGGATTATCCTTAGCCATAGCGGCGAAGATGTCTTCCTTGAAAACATCATAAGCCGCATCCATTGATGAGCGGTTCTTAGCGTCTGTGTCCCGTTTATATGTTGCCGCTTTTATCAGCGATGGCACTGCAGCAATCAGCTTTTCGGGCGGAACATCTTTTAGGCTGTCATCGCTTAAATTCTGGATTGCTTCCATTACTTTATGGTTTGTTAATCGGGCAAGAGCCTCGGAAACATCAAGATCCGGATATTTGGCAAGCTCCTCGTTTATAAGGCGGAAGTTATTGCTAATGAGCATTACCTGCTCCAAAGAAGCATTCAGAGCCTGTGCATAACGTGCTACCGAAGATTTCGATACCTCATAACCGTTTTCACGGATGAAATCTACAATGTCACTGTAGCGATATTCTGACGGGTTATTTATCATCATATCAACGGTTTCCCTGATGTCGCACGGCAGCTTGTCGACTTTACCTCTTTTACGATTACGTTTTTTCATAGTATCGCCTCCTTACAGATCTATGCAAGGATCTTCGATAGCACCGTTAACAAGCTGAATGCCCTTAGCGGTCAGCTTACCTGCAAGCTGTGTATAATCGTCGCCGATGCACTCTACAGCCTGTTCGGAACGTATCTTCACGAGCCGTATATATCCACCTTCAAGCAGATAATTAAGACTGTCAAGTGCTTCGTTTTCAGCAATCTGAGGCTCAAGGGCAGCAGTTACATCTACGAGATTGACGTAATCGGTACGGAGCAGATTGATTGCTCTGATCACAGCCCCATTGTTTTTTATAAACTTGTTTTTCCTGAGCTGATCTTTTATATTCATCAATTGCCCCTCCTGTCCTTATCGGCAAGATTATCTATCTTTGTTTCCAGACGTGTCATAACACGGATAAACTCGGAATTTTTGACTGCCGTATCCTTAAGTTCGTCAATTGCACTGTCGATCTTGTCTATAGTGTGCTTGATTTCTTCGACTTCTGCCTTTGTGGCATATCTGTCGTTCAGGCTTTTGATATCACTCTTACATTCCTTTATCATATCAATATGGCTTTCGAGTTCAGATCTGGTAACGCATTTGTCCTGTCTGTCTATTGTACGTTTGACGAAATACGATATAATGCCGATTGCAGCTGTGATTATTATGTTAATAGCTGTTGACAATATTGCTCCGATTTCCATTATATACAATCCTTTCAAATGGCTTTATAATGCGTAATTTTTATGTACTATATTTAATGTAATTTTATTTTAACATTTTCGCTGAAAAACAAAAAGACTTAGCGCAATTACTTTTACAGTAATCACGCTAAGCCATAAATTTATAAAAATGTTAAAATTTTATTAAGAAACACTAGCTAAAAAGCTAGCTGAGGCACTTAAAGTAACGCTCGATGAACTTTGCGCATAAACGGCATCGCCGGGCTATTTCAGTCCTGCGATAATTTTTTCCTGTTCTTTTTTGGACAGCTCAAGCGCAGTCATGACCTCTTCGGAATAGTTGTTTTCCTCGGCTATATTCCTTGCGACAGCAAAGTTTATAAGCGTTGACGGCTTTGCAACGGCAATGCGCTCACCGCCGAAGTAGCCGACAAGCTTGCGGTATGCTTCGATACCGATTACCTCAGCTATTTCCGCCTGCGTTCCTGTCAGATGCTTTATCTGCAGATAATCAAGTTTTGATTTTGCCATCGGTACGCTCCTTTCTGCGCTTTTCCGCCCGAACATATCGTTTGATCGTGTCAATAAGCTCCGCACCCTGACGTTCTGAAAAGCCTTTGAAAATGTCATATTTCGGATTGACGGTAATACCAAGCTCTTTTTTAATAATGCCGCATAGCCGTTCTTTGACGGTGACCGCTGACGGGGACAGCTTTGCAAACTCATACATAAGCCCGAAAATCTTGCCTATCTGAGCGTTGCTTATATATGCCTTGACCTCCGGGGTTATTGCCCGGAGGTTAGCTTGCAATTGTTTGATTACTATGTCCGCCTGCTCATCGTTCAGTTCCGATATGGACTCTTTGAGTGTGAGTTGATACACAAAGCCGTGCAGATCATCTGATTTATTCCCATCGTCGACAAGTCCGCACTTACGTCCAAGGCTGTAGATGTATCTGCGTTTCTGCTTTATATCCATGTTACACCGTGATTTTCGTAGTATCAGATACCGATATAGCACTGTTGATTGCTCTGATGACCTCTTCTACAGTGCGCTTACTTTCAATGGTATCTAAAACAGTCATAAAACGCTGCCATTCAAGCGATTCAGCGAAAAGATATGCGTAATCCGCTGCGTCCTCTTCCGAAAATCCTCCAATGGCAATTAGGTTTTTACAGTCTGTGAGGAAATTTGCGCCTTTGAGTTTCTTGCGAAGTGCGCTCTTTGCGGAATCGTCGCACGGTAACTGATCGTAAAACTCGTCTACCGTCAGCTTGCGTTCAGGGACTGCGATGTCGGCTGAATAAACGCTTGCAAATGTGCGCTCAAGTTCTTTGCTTTTGAAAGTATACTTTGGCTCGAGCGATTCTTTGATGTAGTCACCGAACGCATCACCCATCAAACGCTTCAGAACGGCAGGAGATATAATCTTTACTGTTCTGGCTTCGGTGTATGTAACGTCATGTCCGTCATCATCCTCAAAACTGCATGTTCTTCTTTTACTGTCACGGAGCTTATCACTGCCAAGCTTCAAAAAGAACGCTTCAAGCTCCTTGAATTTAAGCTCAAGTTCAGCTTTTTCTTTTGTCAGCTTTGCTATTTCGGCTACTTTTGCGGCAATTATTTCATTAGTTACTGTCATTTTATCACCGCCTTTGACATAGCCTCGGCACATTCGGCACAGATATCCACGCCACGATAATTTACCGCATTGGTACGATTACCGCAGAATCTGCATACGGGAACGTGTTTTCTGATACGGATTTCACCGGTATTGTCATCGACCGTAAGGTCTATCGCTTCACCGGGAGTCAGACCTGCATACTCGCATAAGTCTTTTGGCAGACAAACATTCCGCTTAGCTGTAAGTCTTTTACTTTTCAACATTGCCATAATAGTTCCTCCTTGTTTTTATTGCTCCACTCTGCATTTATACGGGCTTGTGACCGTTGCTGATCAGCAGCTGCATTAGAGCAGGGAGCTTATACTCCCTGATTTTTATAGATTTTTCGTCTGTAGCACCCGAACCCGATAATCGGGCGAAGCTTGTTTTTGCAAGTTGGAGTACCGTCTTTATCGAGATATTTGTACTCACAAGAGTAACATTTCTGTGCCGTATCTCGCTTTTCACTTTCGGGTGTACGCATTTTATGTAGATTATTTGATTTCACGCTGCTTCTGACCTCTTTTCTTCTTGATTGCCGCAATCTGCGATAATCTTGCTACATAGTTCGGATTTTTAGCGACGAACTCGCCGTACGACATACCGCATTTCATAGCTTCGGCAACTATTACCTCTATCTGTTCCATATTGCTCATTTCTTTCACCACCTTTAGTGCACTCTGTCTTTTCACGGGCTTGTGACCGTCCACGGCGACATTACACGGGAGCTTTGCTCCCGGAGGTTATTCTGATTTGCCTTTGTTATAGCCTTTTTTATATCCACTGTTGAAGATCTTATCTGCTACTATTATGCTGAAGTACATTTTTGCAAGAATCCATCCTATGTAGAGAATTACGAGCATAAGAGGGATTATAAGCACCTCGCCGCCGATCGAGTTGTCCGGACGGTCTGCGATAATGTTTGCGTATTCTATTACGCTAACAGTTGCTGTGCCGGCAAAAAAAGCAGCGGCAAGCATTAACACATTGTTAATAAACTTTCTCATTTGTTATACCATTCCTTTTTTATCAGCTTTGTCTGTCTGTTGTGCCGGCAGACAAGAAGCATTATTGTCGGTGTGTCTTTAGCTATCAACCAGTTATCCGGGTTGATATGCGCTCGTTTCAGAAAATCGTATTGTGACCTTGTAGGTTTCTTCCCGTGCATACCGTCACCTCACAACACTGCGTACATCGATACGCATGAACTTTGCCATAGCGGCAAGACCGTTAAGGTGAAAGTTGCCGTTGTCATATGCCTGCGAGAACAGTCTGACCGCTCCTCTAAGTCCCGCTTCACTCTGAGCTACCTTGTGCAAAAACTCAAGCTCCTGCTCCATATGCGATGATACGAGCAACGGAAACATCAGATCAACGTCATCACGCTTGATATCGGTTGTAACAAATTTAGGTGACAGCCATTTACGATTATTTATCTGACGGTAGTTACGTCTTGTCTTGCCTTCAAATTTCTCTTCAATGCCGTTATCGCCGACAAATGCAACACCGAGCGTCTGACCTCTGTCGGAAAAGTAATCGGCAAAGCTACGGATAGTTTCTATTCCGTGAAATGTCAAGAGCTGTCCTTCGTCTATGATAATAACCATTCCGTCGTGGAGCTTCTGCGCAATCGCTATCCACAGATCATCGGTAGACTGTGATATCGGAACATTCAGCTCCAGCGCTATTAGCTTCAGAACAGCTTTTGCCGACTTAAAGCAAGGGTTAACAGTGATAACGATACTGTTCAGCGGATTATCCGAATGATACTTCTGAACAGCTTTTGTTTTACCGATACCGCTGTCGCCGGTTGCAATCGCAACGCCGCCTTTGATCTGACAGGTCTTGATCGTCTGATAGATCTTCTCCGATATGCTTGTCGGTGCATAATCTACCTCGCTGTAGCCCTCTGCGCCTTCTGTCTTGGTGTCAAAATATGCGGCGAGCTTTGCAAACTGTGCATCCTTATTTCCGCTGTATGCACCCTTCTTGAGCATTGATATTGTCGATGCCGGAATGCCGATGCGATTTGCGGCTTTGTTTGCCGAGCCCATTTCTGCCGCAAGCTCGTCAAATTTGGCGAGCAGTGAAACTTCCTTTGTCTGTTCCATGGTTTAATCATCCTTTCCGCTTTAATGCGTTATTATTTATCTTATCAATGTCGATGAATACCTCATCGACATCGGATAGAACGGGGTTGTCCGCCTTGAACTTATCAGAAAATACAGGCGTGAACTTTGTCGGCTTTTCAATTCTGAACCTATCTTTGCCTCTTTCGGCACGGTTGATAGTAGCCGTCAGGAAATCAATAGCCTGTTCCTCAGTGATTGACGCTGTCAAGCCCTTCGAATAGTCGTGAACGGCGTGAGTAACAGCACGAATTGTCTTTTCACCTGCGGCTATCTCGTTAGGATCATTAGTAATATACGGTACGTTCAAATCTGTTTGTAGCGTCCATGTAAAGCGATATGCGTCTGTTGCTTTGTCATAGACACGCACCGTCTTATATTCCGCAGGATCATAGCGCACATAGACCTCTTCGCCTTGGTACTTCCACGCATCTTCCGCTGAGTACCAGAGCTTTTCACCTGCAAGCTCGATGTAAACGCCGTTGCGCTTGATTTTTTGATACCGTGTCGTTCTCGCAAGCAGAAGCGAAAGATCCTCGTCTTTTGCTTCTCGGAAGGTGGTGTACTTGATTGATTCGTTCCAGACCTCAATTCTTGTCATGCCCTTGTATTTGCGTTCTTTGCCACCGTACTCATCGACGTTGAAGTCACCGTCGATGAGGATTTCGAGCGCAGCTCTTATCTGATCGTCTTCGGGAACAATGCCGTATTTCAGCTTGTATTTAAGGCTTTCCGGGCGTTCTATAATAGTACCGCCGCAGAAAGTCTCGATTACTCGGCTGATATGGTTTTTAAGTGTGCCGAATGTACGCTCAATAGGCTTTGCCTTAGCGTTTCTGACAATTGCATTGTGCATTGTAATGTCAAGCAATTGCAATATAGTCGGCGGTATATCGTCTGCATTCCATGTCTTTCGTGTTCTGTGACCTCTGCCACCTATATCGTGCGTAAGGAACTCAGATCCGTTATCAAAATAAACCGATTTCGGAACGCCGAAACGCTTTATTGCGTGTCGGAGTGCAAGCAAAGTACTGTGTGAATCGGGCTGCTCCGTTAAGTTCCAGCCGACCAAAACGCCCGATTTTGCATCCAAAAATGCCGTTAAGTACATTCTGTGGGTCTTCTGACCGTTATCGCAGTAGGTCATAAAATCAAATGTATGGTTATCTGCTATCCATACATCGTTAGCCTGCAGGTCGTCATACATACGCTCTATGTACGGTATGTACTTATCGGTCATAGCCTTTTCACCGTATCTCATCAGTGCAATTACTGCCTGAGGGAGCTTTTCAGCTTGCCTCCGAAAACTGCGCTCTGAGGGGATATTGGGTAAATCTTGCGGATAAAATTCTCGAACCCATTCGATCATCAGCTGATAGCAGCGTGATACCGGAAGCCGGCGCTCGTCAAGGAAGAAATACATAAATGCGTCAAGTATATGCTTCGGAATATCGGTGTGACCTTTATTCCAGCCGCCTCGCTTATCTATGAGCCCTTCAATGTCACCGTTCTTGTACGCCGCATACTTGCGGTACAGTATATCGGTAGATATTTCTATCTCCGGGTGATCAAGCTGCATTTTTGCTACAAACAGCAGATCTGTATCGGCTTTTTTACGGTTACTTTTGTTCCGATACATCTCCCAGACCTTGAGTATCTTTATCCAGTCAGCCGCTTGCTGTCTTTCGTTTTCCGTGTACTCCTCGAATGGCTTTGAAACTGCCTTTGAACGCTGTTTTTCAACTGTTTTAGGCGGTGCTATTTCAAGCTCCTTACGCTTGGAGTTATAATACCGCTCACGGGTTTTTTCGTCCATCTGATCAATGTCAAAAAGATACTCTTTGCGGTTATTTGCCGCATCGGCTTTTTCCGTTGCCGGAAGCTTGCCTGACTTAGCTAATTGTCTAATGTAACGTGGCGTGCAACCTTTAATAGTTGCCAGCTCTGCAGTGCTTATCATTGCACCCATCTTGATCAACCTCCTTTCTGACCTGCAATTAGATATTGCGGTCGCTCCCGTCAGGGAGTTACACAATATCTATGGTTCATTAAGCAACATGACCTGCCATCATCAGTACAGGGCG